TTAACGCGTCCCGTTGCCAAAGAAACTGCTGATAAACAGATAACAGAGCGCGCCCAGCGCACACCAGAATACCGCACTAAACAGCCACGCCAGCTCCTGCCACACAGAACGTACCGGGGTAAAAAACAGACGCATGACGACAAAGCAGAGCGGTGCGGCGAGGATCGCGCCAAACAGTGGCAACATCACTTTACGGCGACGTGAAAAAATACTGGCAACAGCGCCCGGTAACGTAAAAAATAGCAACCCCAGTTCAGGATGCCCGGACGCACGAAAGGCACCTTTCATATTCGTCACTTCTAAAAAACAGACGACAATGAAAAGTAAAAAACAACAAATGATGCCTGCAAGTCCGCGTTTATGTTTCAAACAATCCTCCTGACTTTTCTCTATCAAACTCTTCATCCGTTGCAATGAACGAACGGTCAGATAAAGCGTTATGGCACTCCCTGCCGAAAAACCCCCGCGCGAATAGATGATTCTTACTAGCCGTTGCAATTCAATACGATTAAACTAGCGGCCAGTTATTGTGTTGCCGGGAATAAAGACGCACTAGTGCGTTTTTCTAACTCAGATTCTTCGCAAAACAGTAGCCCAAATAACCCATTCTTTCAATAGCTTACAAGTAAACAAGAAGTTAGCCTCCGTGAATATAAACGTCGCAGATTTGTTAAACGGGAATTACATACTGTTATTATTTGTTGTTCTGGCGCTCGGACTCTGTCTGGGGAAATTACGCCTGGGTTCTGTACAACTCGGTAATTCCATTGGCGTTTTAGTGGTTTCCTTATTATTAGGTCAGCAACATTTCAGCATAAACACTGATGCCCTCAATTTAGGTTTTATGCTGTTTATTTTTTGCGTAGGAGTGGAAGCTGGGCCAAACTTTTTTTCTATTTTTTTCCGCGATGGCAAAAATTACCTGATGCTGGCGTTGGTATTAGTCGGCAGCGCATTGTTGATTGCCCTTGGGCTCGGCAAATTGTTCGGCTGGGATATTGGTCTGACAGCGGGGATGTTGGCAGGCGCAATGACGTCCACGCCTGTACTGGTGGGTGCCGGTGATACGCTACGTCATTCGGGTATGGATAGTACCCAGCTTTCACAAGCACTCGATCACTTAAGCCTCGGCTACGCCCTGACCTACCTTATTGGCCTGGTCAGTTTGATTGTCGGCGCTCGCTATATGCCGAAGTTGCAGCATCAGGATCTGCAGACCAGCGCCCAACAGATCGCCCGTGAGCGTGGGCTGGATACCGACACCAACCGGAAGGTCTATCTGCCGGTCATTCGCGCCTATCGCGTCGGCCCGGAGCTGGTGGCCTGGGCGGACGGCAAAAATCTGCGTGAGCTGGGTATTTATCGCCAGACGGGCTGTTATATCGAGCGTATTCGTCGTAACGGTATTCTCGCGAACCCGGACGGCGATGCGGTACTGCAAATGGGCGACGAAATCGCGCTGGTTGGTTATCCGGATGCGCATGCGCGTCTCGACCCCAGTTTCCGTAACGGAAAAGAGGTGTTCGACCGCGACCTGCTCGACATGCGCATTGTCACCGAAGAGGTGGTGGTGAAAAACCACAATGTGGTGGGGCGCCGTCTGGCTCAGATTAAGCTGACCGACCATGGCTGTTTCCTCAACCGCGTTATCCGCAGCCAGATTGAGATGCCAATTGACGACAACATCCTGCTCAATAAAGGGGATGTCTTGCAGGTGAGTGGTGATGCCCGTCGTGTGAAAGCCATCGCTGACCGCATCGGCTTTATCTCTATTCATAGTCAGGTCACGGACCTGCTCGCCTTCTGCGCTTTCTTTATTGTTGGCCTGATGATCGGCATGATCACTTTTCAGTTCAGCACCTTCAGCTTTGGTATTGGCAACGCGGCGGGCCTGCTGTTTGCCGGGATCATGCTCGGCTTTCTGCGCGCCAACCACCCGACTTTTGGCTACATCCCTCAGGGTGCGCTGAATATGGTGAAAGAGTTTGGTCTGATGGTCTTTATGGCAGGTGTCGGCTTAAGCGCCGGTAGCGGCATTGGTAACAGCCTGGGTGAAGTGGGCGGACAGATGCTGATCGCGGGCCTGATTGTCAGCCTGGTGCCTGTGATGATCTGTTTCCTGTTCGGTGCCTGGGTGCTGAAAATGAACCGCGCACTGCTGTTTGGCGCGCTGATGGGGGCACGTACCTGTGCGCCAGCGATGGAGATTATCAGCGATACCGCGCGCAGTAACATTCCGGCATTGGGTTACGCGGGCACCTATGCGATAGCGAACGTACTGCTTACGCTGGCGGGGACGCTGATAATCATTGTCTGGCCGGGCTTAGGATAACTCCTAACTTAAAAAAATAATTAACACCTGGAGAACTTTTTTTCTCAGCATTAGTCATAACTAGTGCCACTGCTTTTCTTTGATGTCCCCAATTTGTGGAGCCCATCAACCCCGCCATTTCGGTTCAAGGTTGATGGGTTTTTTGTTGCCTGTAAAAATAACCATTTAAAAACATCGTCTTATTGGCAGGTTTAAAGCTATATGGCGGCAAAATGGCGGCACATTTATTTTTTGGAGGACAACAGAAGATACACCGCGACTCTGGATATGATGAAAGCTAATCTCTCATCCGGGCGACCCAATATGTAATCACATACCCGGCGATCAACGAACCCACCATTCCTGCAAACTTAAGCCATCCGCTCTCAAACCAGTAAAGTGAACCCATAGCAAAAAGCACTGACAGAAACGTAATGGTTCCCTCAAGTGCATGTGAAGTCATTTTAACCAGAAATGATTTTACAGAGTTCATCCTCTACTCCTTTGCAAGTGAAAGGATGACCTTTAATAAACATCAGGTATGGCTCCATCTCTTTCTCAACTAAAAAATAAATCATATCAAGGTCTTCACGCTGAACAGCCATATAAACAGTAGGGTACTCATCCCTCATTCTGCGTGATGCTCTGGCCGCTTCCTCAATCAAGCCCTGAATCATAATAAGGTTAAGACTGGCAGAGGATGCGAACCTGATAAAATGCTGGTATGCCTTTTCGATCACAACCTTACGAATGATGATAGCTGCTGCCGTTTGGGCAACTGCTATCTGCCCCCCAACTTTTCCCGCTACGGCACCACCACCATAAAGCAGCTTATTATTAATAGCCTCTTTTCCCTTTGCTCCCAGCTTTTGATAAAAATCATTAATAATTATAGTGATAAGCCGCCTTAATGGCGTTTCAGGATTACCCATTCCCTTTATCATTCTGAAAAACCGTTCGTTCTCTTCCTCGTTGCGGTATTTATCCCCACGGTTGACAATTCCTGCGCCTTCCCATGTTCTGACCACCCCCAGACCAAAGCCCCTCGGCAAGCTGGACAAACTATCGGCAATACCATTAGCTATCTGCGAAATATCCATACAATCCCTTTGAGTTAACGATTTGCAGTGCAAAGAATAATCAACCGACTATTGATTTTCCAGTTAGCATTTTTCAGATTCTCCACATCAGGACATTACCCTACAGGCCGCACCAACTCTTGATATCCTATTTTTCGTTGCCTAAATTTTTTTATAATTAATAAATTACATTAAGGCTTAAGCCAGATGTCGGCATATTTGCAGCACAAAAAAACCCCGCAATTGCGGGGTCAAGGCTAAAGCCAGATTTGCTGTTGCCCGGAGGGGCCTGGATGCGGTGGCGCAAAATCTATTTTGGCTGGAGTCACAATAAAACGCTGTACAGATTCCATCGTCACAAAGGTGCAACTGCAATTGATATTCGTGCACTGATGGTAACGCTCTTTTGTGTTTTCACTTAGGTAGCGACTGGTTCGTGCATGTGCTGCATGCTGACACTTCGGGCAATGAAACATGACCACCTCATCATTCTCTATTTATGAACAAATCATACAATAAAGTTCTCAAATAGAGAATAAATATCACTCAAAGTTCGCATTTTCATACTCAATATCCGAAACCTTCACTTCCAGTTCCAGCCCCGTGATATAGCCGCTGTTGTTCAGTGAATGTGTCACCTTCGTAATGATCCACGCCTGCTCATCAATAACGCGCTTGAAGCCCGACACCCGCACAGGCATTTCCGGGCAAAGGTCGGCACGACCATAAGCCAGACTCACCGAAAATTCCGCCACTCCGCGTTGCAGTTTGTCCCATTTGGCCTGAGCCGCCCGCATCGCCTGGGCTTTGGTGGCAAAGACCGTCGTCAGCGCAAAAACATTATCGGCGGCACCGCTCATGTATTCCCCCTGGCGCGCTTCCGGCTCTTTCGGTTTCGCTTTCGGATGCTGTGGATCACCGGGTTTCGCGGGCTTCGGCTTGCGTTTGAGTTTGACCTTCTGCTTTTGCGGCTTCGGGTCTTTGGTATGCAGCCATTTTGCCGTGACGCCCGTGTACGCCCCACGGTCAGCAATCGTAAACTGGTGCCGGTCGCCCTCACTGCGGGTGATAGTGACCTGCGGGATCGGTTTGCCGCTGGCCGTCACGCCTTTACCGGCCCTGAGAAACAGCAGCCGCCCCATTTTTACCGACACCTCGCCGCCGTTACGTTCAGCCAGCCGCGTCAGGAATTTAATGTCGGATTCCTGCGACTGGTCGATGTGCGGAATTTTTATTCCGGCCAGCTCCGGCGAAACACCGGCCTCCAGTTTGTTGCGCGCGGCGATGGTTTCCACCAGTTTACCGAGCGTGGTGTCATGCCAGGACTCTTCACGCCGAGAATTAAGTGACCCGCGAAAATCCGCGCTACGTGCCCGGACAGTCACCACATCGGGCGCGCCCCGGTGCTCAATCTCATCAACGGTAAAACTGCCCTTACCCGTGAGCGCCTCGCCTTTCCAGCCGATAAACAGCGTCAGAACCGCCCCCCGTAACGGCAGTTCGAGCAGGCCGTCGGCGTCGTTTAGCTCGATATCAAGCTGGTCTGCCTCAAAGCCCCGGTTATCGGTGAGGGTCATGCTCATCAGCCGGTCGCTGATGTTGCCGGTAATATCCTTACTCTCAATTTTCAGCATATAGGCAGGCGTGCGCGTGCCGCCCGCATTGCCGGTCAGCATCGTCAGCATCAGCCCATCCCCACCATTGCCGTGAATTTCTGTGCCATACCGCCCGCCTGCCCCAGAAGGGATTCGGCCTGTTTTCCAATGTCGCCATACAGCGCGGCCAGTGATTCATCAACACGGGTCAGCTTTAACGTAAAGTCGATTTTCCGGGGCGTACCGTCACTGAAAAACACGCTGCCCGTGTCGCTCACGCTGTTAATGACATACATGCCATAGATAAGGCCGTTACCGTCCAGCAACGGCCAGGCGCGCCCCTCTTCCGCCATCAGGCGCAGCGTGGTGAGGGTCAGCTTTCCGCCGGTCAGTTCCGGGTAAAGCACCCCGGCAAGGCTGATACTTTCGTCACCGGGGCCGAGAAACTGAAAGGCATCCCGCTTACCAATGCGGGCGTTTGAGGGCCAGCGGTATTCCGTATCGCGTTGCAGGGTCTGATAGGGCAACGTCTGGCGCATAAACACAAACATTCCAAGTGCGAGCATCATCGTTTTATTCTCCGTCGTGCATCATGCTGGCGCGCGCACGGGCGCGCTTCTCACGTTCGTGGCGCTCCAGTTCCTCGCGTAGCTGGCCGGAAATATTACCCCCCGGCGCGCCGCCGCCCTGCAACGTGATGTTGTATTCACTTTTGCTCTGGTCGACGTAAGAGCGCCCCGCCGGGGCGGTGACGGGCTGATACGACTGATACCCCGGATACGCACGGGTAGCTTTGCCATATTGTGACGCAGTGCGAAAGCCCGACAGGCTTCACTGAAATGTGGATGTTTAGAAATGCGATAGTCAAACATAGTCAAACGCTCCGCCATATCTCAGAATGGAACTAGTTAATGGCTATATTGCAATCTGAGAGCGCATCTACAGTCAGCGCGACGATATTAATCATCACTTTCTCGCGTTTCTTGTCTTTGCGCAGACGGTGGCGAGGCAAACGACCATCAGCGAGCATGTCGTTAATGGTGTCTACAGGCAGTCCTGTTAGCTCGCTGTAGCGTTCAATTGTGACGTGAGGTGTATTCAGAGTGATTGAAATGTTAGGGGTCATGATGCAACATTTCCTATTGGCTTGTGGTGAGCCGGTAGTAATCGTGACAAGCACCCAAGTGGGAACAAAATTGATACTAGGATCGCATAAGAGACATGTCAGCATTAAAGTACCCAAATGAGATCAAAATAAATCCCAATCAGGGTGGCAAGGCTGCGATTGAGCGGTTGGTAGAGGCATATGGGTTTACAACACGGCAGGCCCTTGCTGATCACTTAAAAGTGTCAAAAAGTACACTGGCTAACAGATATATGCGCGATACCTTCCCCGCAGATTGGATAATTCAATGCGCCCTGGAAACAGGCACTTCACTCAATTGGTTAACCACCGGGCAAGGTACCAAGCTAAGTTCTCAAATAGCAACCACCGAGGAACTCGCGAAGTTTCGCCTGACCGCCGGAAAAATGGTTGAAGATGGTTCATATATTTTTGACACATCATTTCTTCCCGCTGGTCTTTCATCACCGATTGTAGTTCTCGAGAACTCTATTACTTACATATGTGAACAAAAATTTAACGACATATTGGACGGGCATTGGTTAATTAGCATTGATGGATCCTTTTCAGTCAGAAAAATTACTAAACTTCCAAAGAGCATGGTTAATGTTTCAACTGTTGATAATAATTTTGATTGCGCACTCACTGATATTGAATTTATTGCACATGCTCGAAGTACGATAGTTGCCAACTAAAATTTAACCAAGACGTTTAAACTATTCTCTGCGATTTAAGAGTAAGCGTCTTACCAAGCCATACCACGAGGATTAAAATGCCCAAAAATATAGTTATATGCTGTGATGGAACAGGCAATGAAGTTAATTCCGAGCTATCAAATATACTTAAACTTTATCAAATAATTAATAAAAACGCTTCTCAGAAAGTATACTACAACCCTGGAATAGGGACTAATGGCAAATATTTAAGATGGAATCTAGTAAAGCAAAAATTAAGTGGCTGGTTTAAACTTGCAACTGGTTATGGATTAGACAAGGATGTTTTGAATGCGTACATATTCCTTTGTACATATTACAATTCAGGGGATAAAATATGGCTTTTTGGTTTTAGTCGAGGGGCTTACACAGTTCGAGTCCTCGCCGCATTAATAAACGTAGTAGGTCTTCTTAAGAAAGATCAAATAAATCTTTCTGAATATGCGCTTGCTGCATATAAACGAGCAAGTAGAGACTCCGGCTCAGAAGATACACCACCGAGATTAGCGCTATCGAACGCATGGTATTTTTCAAAAGTTGCGGGTGCACGTAAACAAATTCAGATAGAATTCTTAGGAGTATGGGATACTGTTTCTTCTGTTCTTATACCTACATTATCCTTTCAATTGCTGAATTTTGAAAAACTCCTTTACACGCAAAAAAATATTATAGTTAAACACTTTCGTCATGCAATAGCTATTGATGAACGCCGACGTATGTTTCAGTTACATAAATGGACTGAACCACAAAAATTCAGAGTGAAGCCTTTTAGACCTGAGACTGATATTAACCAAGACATTAAACAGGTCTGGTTTGCTGGTGTTCACGGCGATATTGGAGGCGGATATTCTGAATCCGAAAGTAGCTTATCGAAATATCCTTTAGAATGGATGCTTAAGGAAGCAGAATCAATAGGCCTACTCATCATCAGACAAAACTTCAATCAAATAGTATATGGTAAAGAAAGAAAAGGTAGCAGCTTCAAATATGTTGCCCCCGACTCAAATGCTGAAATGCATAATTCATTAACTTTTGGATGGAAGATTTTAGAATACTTCCCCAAATCATCGAGTAAAATAGAAGACAAAAATTGTAAACCATCATTCCCGTGGTACCTACCGCTCGGTGAATCAAGAGTTATTCCTGAAGGTGCAATGATACATAGATCAGTGCAAATTCGAATGATTCATTCAGATTATAACCCAAAGAATCTTCCACAAAATTATTGCTTTATTGATTCTTAGTTCAGAATGTACATGCAACTCATGGCTTGTTTATCTGAATAATTTGATCATATGTATTAATTTTCAGAAACACACATTGACTACTGTTCATACATACAGTTAAATTTAACCCTAAGACATGAGGGCTTATTTATGGCAGTACGAAAACTCACCACTGGAAAATGGATTTGTGAATGTTATCCTGCGGGGCGTAGCGGTCGCAGTGTACGTAAGCAGTTCACCACCAAAGGCGAAGCTTTGGCGTTTGAACGCTACACGATGGACGAGACAGAGGCTAAGCCCTGGTTGGGTGAATCAGTAGATCGTCGAACTCTAAAAGATATCGTTGATCTCTGGTTCAAGCTGCACGGCACATCTTTGACCGCTGGCGAACATGTATACGACAAGCTGGTCCTGATGGTTGATGCACTCGGAAACCCTCTAGCTACTGATCTCAGCTCGAAATTATTCGCACATTACCGTGATAAACGCCTGACGGGTGAAATCTACTTTAGCGAGAAGTGGAAGAAAGGAGCCAGCCCAGTAACTATCAACCTTGAACAAAGCTACCTGAGCGGAGTTTTTAGTGAGCTGGCCCGTCTTGGAGAATGGACAGCCCCCAACCCTCTGGAAAACATGCGCAAATTCACCATTGCCGAAAAGGAAATGGCCTGGCTGACACATGAACAAATCACAGAGCTTCTTTACGACTGCCAACGTCAAAGCGCCCTACTCGCTCTGGTCGTTAAAATCTGCCTGAGCACCGGTGCACGCTGGCGGGAAGCTGTGAACCTCACGCGCTCCCAGGTCACAAAATACCGAATCACTTTCGTCAGGACCAAAGGCAAAAAAAACCGCAGCATTCCCATCAGCAGGGAGCTATACGAAGAAATTATAGCCTTGGATGAGTTCAGATTCTTTACTGACTGCTACTTTCAGTTTTTATCCGTGATGGATAAAACCTCTATCGTGCTTCCACGCGGGCAGCTTACCCACGTTCTGCGCCACACGTTTGCAGCGCACTTTATGATGTCGGGTGGAAACATTCTTGCCCTGCAAAAAATTCTGGGCCATCACGATATCAAAATGACGATGCGCTATGCTCACCTGGCACCTGATCACCTGGAAACGGCACTGCGTTTTAACCCGCTAGCTACTATGGCAACTACATAAATTGAAATCACTGCTTATCCACACCCAGCACGTTTTAGCACGTTTGAATCTCGATTTATTTAGCTGCGTATGCCACTATAAGTTAACTTGGTATTCAAAGATTCTTAGCGGGCGATTTCATTTATAAATTTGGCTACCTAGACACCAAGTTGAGAGGGATAAATAATGATAAATATCAACCAACTATGTGATTACATTATCACAAAAATCTCAGCTTCAGGCGAAACCATGTCTAATTTGAAGCTGCAAAAATTGGCGTATTATGCGGATGCTTGGTATCTGGCTTTTTTCGACGAAAAGTTAGTAGACGAGGGGTTTCAGGCTTGGATTCACGGCCCAGTAAGCCGTGCAATTTATAACCGATTCTCTTCTTCAAAATCACTGTATTCGGACATCACTATTGCCGATTGCACCCCAGGGTTCGACCTTTCATCGATTCCGGCCGCAGCCGCAGCCCACATTGATAGCGTTCTTGAAGTCTATGGTGCATTCACTGGTGCACAGCTTGAAGATATGACTCATAAAGAAGAACCATGGATTAAGGCTCGAGAGGGTTACAGGCCATCTGAACGTTGTGAAGAGATTATTGATCGCGACATTACCCGAGACTATTACCGTAGCCGATTGAACTAA